ATGTTTTTTATATTAGAATCCCAACATTGTCTACAATCTTTGCACTCGTTATTCTGATCAGGGGCTGGACATGTCCTGTCTTCTGGCTTGGTTGACACGGTCGACGTGTGAGGCCAACTTGCAATTGCAGGTTGGTCAATCATCTGGCCTGAAAATCTTATTACTAAATTTTTTGGACACTCTGGCAGGAAGTGCTTCACCCAGGCTTCACGCGTTGGCATCCAGTGCTTGACCTGCGGGGTGAGCTTTGCAACAGCAAAAATTTTGAGCAGGTGCTCTTCGTCCTGGACGTCGCCGGAGTCGTGCCATCTAAACTCTTTTGATTTTTTACTATTAATAAGTAACGCCATCGCTCCAACCCAGAGCGGGCTTCGGATGGCCTCGAGTCTTCTATACTGTGCAGCCTGAACAACTGGAAACACGTAGCAACCCTTCAGAGCATAACAGCCGCTGCAGACTGAGCCCGGAACCTTGGCAAGCTTTGAGCCAGTTTTACATTCTGCAGCTGGTAACCCATAGGCCCAGCCAGGCATCTTTGAAGGCTTTGAAAGTCCTCCGACAATTTTTAATGCTTCATTTGTTTTCATAATTCTTTCTCCTATGAATTCCTATAACATTATAATACTTTCTTGTCAAGCTTGCCGCTTGAAGCTTGCAGCTTGCGGCCTGCCGCTTGTAGCCTCTAGCCTCCAGCCAACGCCAATGATTGATTAAAATTTTTTGTTTACTCATAATTCCTTTCTGTTCTACTTTAGAATCATTCTAAAGTGGCTGATGGATGCGCGCTCCTCAAAGCAGTCAGCCGCTGCTCAATTAACAAATAAGACCAGCCCTGTTCCGCCGTTATCTAGTATCGGTACGTGGTGGCGAACTAGAATTGCAACCATCCACGAAAAGTTAGGCACGTTGACTGATCCCAGATCCATTGTTGGACTAATCGCTAGCTAGAACGCCCACAATGGATCAGGGATCAGTTGCAGTTGTGAAAGGTAAGTGTGAACAGCACTTTGTTTTACAACTGCAAGTTGTCCCGCCTTTATAGTTTATGGTCGATAAAGGCTAATGAAGACCATTCTCTAATTTTTTACTTCCATCTCCTTTGTTAACACTAAAGGTTGACGAAATTGTGACGCCTCTAAAATTTTTAATCTTTTATTTACAAGAATATTTAGTTCACCTTGTGCTTTATTAATTTCTGCAATATTTTTAAAAAGTTTTAAAAGTTCTTCATCTGTATAAGTGTTGCTCATAATTGCACTTTCCAAGTTGTTGTTGCAGTTCTATAACCGTCATTGTCCAAGTCATAATAAGTCATGCAAGGTACACCATCTTTAGATGTAAAGTATCTGCATAACTCAGTCCACTTAGCATTTCTTGTTATATGCTTTTTGTGCTTCTTAGCCCAAAAAGTTATTTTAAATGTTTTATTTATTTCCATATTATTTTTTCCTTTCATATTAGGATAATCCCATATTAATATGGCAGAAATAAGGCAGATACAAAAAAAATATTTTAAGGGTGCGACACTATTATCCTTTACAATCCCAAATTATCCTATATAATAGGGGTGGGAGGTCGGGGATATAATATCCGATATATCTACTTTAGAATCATTCTAAACTGGAAGCATACAACCACAGGTTGAATTTTTTTTAAAAAAATGTTTTGACAATTTTTTAATTTAGGAATATATAGGACATAGAAAGGAAATATAAATATGCAAAAACAAAAAAGAATAACACTTAACGCAGAAAAGCGAAAAGTAATTGCAGATCAATTTCAATCTTTTTACGAAAGTAAAGTAAAAGAAAAATTGATTGACGCAAAAAATCAATATGACCTTTTGCGAGAAAAAGCAAAAGAGCAAATTAAAAAAGTTGTAAGGTATCATCAACCACAAGAAGATATTGATACAATTCGTGGAATGATTAGTAAATATGGTAATCGTGGTGGCGAATTGTATGAAGATAATTGTTTTTATGTTCAAAGGGACATTATCAAAGTTGATGATGAGGGTCGAGAGTATGAGGCAAAAGATGAAATCCATGTAAGATTTGACATGGGAAGAAATTTTGCAAGAGCATACTATCGTGATGAGATGATAGCAAAAGGTTTAAATCCTGATTATAAATTGTCTATCAATGATGATTACTCAAAAAGAAATCCAAAATATTACAATGACGAAAGTAATTGTAATAAATTTTTGGGTTATGGTGTTCGTAATGATGCAAGTGGTAATACCATGTATCCAAAAGATGAGTGGGATAATAATTTTAAACTTTGGGTGGTTGGTAGTTCTTATTGTCATAACAGACAATTTAAAGTTGATGAGAATACTCTAAACTTTTTTAAAATGTATGTTCAAAGTGCTGACAATGTAATTAAAGAACATCAACAAATGTATAGTTATGTTGAGGGTAAAATGAAAACTTTAAGATTAGGTTTAAAATCTTATAGATACTTTGACCAAGCAAAAAAACTTGCAGATAAAGTTGGAGTTGTTTTAAATGAAAGTATGTTGAATGAAAGCTCTAGTTTAGCTTTATCAATTTATAGTCCTGACAATTTGGCTAGTCTTTTGGAAGATAAGGTTGAAATGACTAGAGAAGAAAAAATCGCTTATTTCAAAGCACAACAACAATCTGTAAATTAATTTATTTTATGGGTTGACATATATGGGACAATCCTATAAGATTGTCCCATAAACAAATAGAAAGGTATAATTATGTTACAAGCAATATATTTCGCATTACACTTTGCGATGATTTTTTTAGGTGTAGTTTTAGCAATTCACTTTGATTTCTGGTTAGGCTTTGCTATTGCAACTACATTCACAATTAAATGGTTTTTTATGTTTCCACATGTTGAGGGTAGATCATGAGTGAATATAATTGGTGCCATGGTCCAAAGTGCCATAAGTCACACACCCAAGATCGAATAAGAGGGGTCAAAGGCTCAAAGGTTTTGAGGACCAGAAAAATTGCTCAGAATAATTGGAACTCAACAACGCAATGGTCCCACTTTTGTAGTCAAGGTTGTTGGAATGATTTTGCTTTTGCACATTGGGAAGAATTTATAAATCTACACCCAAGACCCGAGGCACTTGAAACACCAATAGATGTACAAGTAGAACAGAGGACCGATTGGCGTGGTCAACCATATAAAACAAAAGTTATAAAAAGACTTGACGAAAGTAGACAGTCATGATAGGATTATCCTATTAACAGAAAGGAAAACATGACAACAGAGAGAACAGAAGAAAGACGTAACAGATTCAACGGCGAGTCTGTTATGCTAACTAAAGAAGAGGCTAGAAGACATGATAATATATTTATCAATGAACTAGCCGCAACTTTAGAAGATAAAGAATTAGGCTACGGCGGATCTAAGAAATGGGACAATGTACGTGCTGACTTAGATTGGTTTAGAAAACATAACGCCGACGCTTATATGGTCCTATTGGACTAGCCTTTCTGACATACTCTGGCCCTCCGGGCCAGGGTAGATGCGGGGGCCTAACGTATTAATACTTGGTGCGGTGTGCCGCTTAAACATGGACAACCAGGCTAACTAGTATTATGATGATCGGCTTAATCTGCTAGACTCCCCGCACACATAGAGGTACCACGCCCGTTTACGATTTTACAAAATTTATAATAATTGTTTTTTTATATACAGACTAGGGGTCCCAGAGCAACGTATTTATGCTAGGTTTTTTAAATAGATAGTGGTAAAATACTTTTTAAGTTTTCAAAATACTTGTAAAAAAATTTTGCGGAAAAATTTTTATGAATGAAAAATTTATACAGAACTTAGATAAACTACCTGCTGACGTTAGAAGAGAGTTTGCTTTATTAGCAAATCGTTATGGCGAAAAGAAAAAACAAGATACAATTCAAACTGATTTCTTGTCTTTCGTAAAACACGTTTGGCCAGATTTTATAGAAGGATCACATCACAAAAGAATCGCAGACAAGTTTAACAAACTTGCATCTGGTGAAATCAAAAGACTAATTATTAATATGCCACCGAGGCATACCAAATCAGAATTTGGATCTTATCTTTTACCTGCTTGGATGGTTGGTAAAAATCCAAAACTAAAAATTATCCAATCCACTAACACGACTGAATTATCGGTGCGGTTTGGTCGTAAAGCCAAGGCTCTTATTGATTCTCCTGAGTATCAAAAAGTGTTCAAGACAAAACTCAGAGAAGATTCACAAGCCGCTGGTAAGTGGGAGACCGCCCAAGGAGGTGAGTACTATGCAGCGGGTGTGGGTTCGGCAATAACAGGAAGGGGTGCAGATCTTCTAATTATTGACGACCCACATTCTGAACAAGATGCAATGAATGCTCAAGCTTTGGAACGGACCTACGAATGGTATACATCAGGACCTAGACAACGTCTTCAACCTGGTGGATCTATCATTGTAATTATGACTCGTTGGAATGAAAAAGATTTAACTGGTAGATTACTTAACGCACAAAAAGAAGTTAAAGCAGATCAGTGGGAGATTGTAGAGTTCCCTGCTATCATGCCATCAGGTCAACCTGTTTGGCCTGAGTATTGGAAGATAGAAGATTTAGAATCTGTTAAAGCATCCATACCTTTATCAAAATGGAACGCGCAGTACATGCAGAATCCGACATCAGAAGAAGGTGCACTAATTAAACGTGAATGGTGGAGACCATGGGAAGACGAAGAGCTGCCACCACTAGAACATGTAATACAATCTTATGATACAGCTTTTATGAAAAAACAAACTGCTGACTACAGTGCGATAACAACATGGGGAGTTTTTCGTCCATCAGAAGATGATCCACCTAATTTAATTTTAGTTGACGCTGTAAAAGCCAGATACGAGTTTCCAGAACTTCGTAGAGTAGCATTAGAACAATATGGCTACTGGAATCCAGAAACAGTCATCATTGAATCTAAAGCTTCTGGACTGCCACTAACTTATGAGTTGCGTAAGATGGGTATTCCTGTTATAAATTTTACACCTAGTAAAGGCAACGATAAGCACACTAGAGTAAACGCAGTATCACCGATGTTTGAGTCGGGGCTGATATGGGCGCCCAAAGAAATGGAGTTTGCTCAAGAAGTGATAGAAGAATGCGCTGCCTTTCCGTATGGTGATCATGATGACTTGGTCGATAGTACGACTCAGGCATTAATGAGATTTAGACAAGGTGGGTTGATTTCTCACCCTGAAGATTATATAGATGAACCGATACAACCGAAACAAAGGACATATTACTAATGGACGAGTTTGAATCTTACGAAGATGTTATTGATGCATATAATTCTGGTGTATTAGTCGAGCCAGGAGAATCCTTGACTGATTACATAAAAAGGAATAATATAAAAATTAAGGAAATCCAAATGGATCCTTTGGGGGATCTTAAAAAAACGTTAGGAAGTAGACCTATGGAAAAAGAAGGTATCGAATCAATAAAACTTGCATCAGGCAACACGGACATCAGAATCGAAGAGGTTGTTAAAGAATTTATTAAAAGAAAAGGTAGAAGACCAAGATCTTTAGATGAGATAAAAGAATTTTATCAAATGGAAATGGCGGCTGGACCTGGACCTACAAACAGGGATAACGTAAGTTTAGCTAGTTACGAACCTGGTAAATACGCACCTGAAGAAATTGAAATGTACGAGCAGTACAAATACGACATGAACGAGCAAAGACCTGGAATGCCTATTATCGACATCGATGAATTTTTAAGATTAGAATACGGTCAAGCTAGAGCTGACGTAGCTGCTGGAGGATTACCTGCTATCCTAGGAGTTTAATATGAAGATCGCTGATTATGGGAAGGCGATAACTTCGTACATCGAATCACCCACAACTGCCCAAAAATTACAAACAAAAGATAAAGCTCAAAAAATGGGCAGAGTTTTTTTATCTGAAGGCACAGACATTGTCCCACCAAGAAAACCAAAACAACTAAAAGATTTATACGAAAAAATAAATAGAACAGTTATTGGAATAAGAAGTAATTCTTTTGCACCTGAATTATTGTTACCTAATTTAGAAAAAGTAACACGAGAATATATTAAAGATGGTTTAATCTCTGGAGCAGACGCTAGACAATTTGCAATCGAAAGAAAACAATATTGGGATAAGTGGATAAAAGATAACCCTGGTGGCACTGTTCCTGTTTTTGATTTTGATAATGATGGTAATGCAATAGAGGTTTCCGATGAAGAAATTATAGAAAGATTAAATGAAGCCAATGGTGGTCGTGTAGGTTTACAAAGTGGAACTGATTTTGATTACAGACCTGGAATGCCTATGGATCCATTAGACCCACAAAGAAAAATATCTGAAGTTATGGACGCTTACGATAAGTATTATAGAGGTCCTGGAAAAAAAAGAAGAAAAATACCATTTAGAAGATTTTTTGAGATATATGCAAAAGAAAATTTTGCAGACGGTGGTCGTGTAGGGTTTGGTGAAGGAACTAAAATTAAACTTGTAGAGTTTATAGAAAAATTTAAATTAGAAAATAATAGACTGCCTACAATAATGGAAGTTGCAGACGGTGCAAAATCTTCAACAGCATCTATTAAAAAATATTTAGATGAAGGAGTTGATTTTATAAAAACAGATTTATCTGAAGTAGGTAAAAAAGGTGGTGATGTAACTGGTGCAAAAAAGAAAACAGGAGTTACAAAATTAGATAAAAAAGCTTACAAAGAATTACAGGACTTAAGAATTAAAGGAGTAAGTTTTCAGGTAGATAAAGGAGTTGGAGGTAGCACAGGTGTTAGAATTACAATTCAAAATCCAGAAGTAAGAAATGCTTTTCTTAAAGGTAATAAAACATTTTCTGTTACAGCAGACGCTAAAGGTATTAATCAATTAAAAAATTTAGTTGAACAAATAGCTGTTAGTGATGTGTACGCAGATAACGTTCTTCCATTTCAAACTGACGAGTACAAGCTAAAAATAAGAAGATTAAAAGATAAAATGTATAAACAAAAAGATCCTTTTCGTATTTATGAAAAACTTAGTGATTACAAGTCAAAGATTTTTCCTGAAGGGATGGCTAAAAAAATTCAAATACAACACGGCGATGCAAAATTTACTGCACAAACTTTAAGTAGAATGGGTTTAATAGATGCGGCAGCTAATATTTCACCTGCAGTAGAAAGAGCTGAAAGACTACGTAACAACGCTTTAAAAATAGCTATGTCTACTTTAGATAACCCTAATGCTTCCGTTGCTGCTAAAAAAGCTGCAGCGGATAAATACAATTCTATTGCAAAAGGTTTAAGAGGACAATTAAAAGGAACGCCAGGTCAAGGTCTAGTTAATTTTCAATTATTAGACGTAGATGATTCTGGTAAGTATAAAAAATTAAAAGATATTTCTTTTGATCCTAAGAAAGGTTTAGTAGATTCAGATTTAGATTTGTCTAAAATTACAAAAGAGCAGGCTGACGATCTCATTGCTCAAGGTAAAAAGAAACTAGATATTGAAGCTATAAAATTAAAAACAGGTGTAAAAACAGCTGATAAAATAGAAAGACCTGAGAAAGCAAAATTATCAGATGCATTTAAAAAATTTGGTAAGTATGCAGGGCAAATAGCTAAACCTGCAATAAAAGTTGGATCAAGAGTTGTTGGTCCTTTTGTTCCTGTAGTAGGAACAGCAGGTATGGTCATGGGTGGAGCAGATGTAGCAAAAGCTATAGAACAAGGATTTACAAGCCCTGATGAAATAGCACTAGCTTATTTAGCGGGACCAAAAGCTGCAGAAGGATTAGACTCATTAAAAGAGAAACTGAGAGGACGAGAAGATGAAACAGAAGACCTCGTACCCTAAGTACTGGCTCCTGCCGCCTGAATCAGGACCCACGCCTCAGGGGTTGAATATTAATTATAATACTGTTAAAACAGTCAAATTGGAGAAAATAAATGGCAGACAAAATAGACAAGTCCTTGACGCAAGGTCCAAGAGGCAGCGTTAATATTCCCGGTGAAGAAGAGATTACAGAAGCAGTAGAAACTTCTATTGAAGCCGAGCAACAAGCACCAGGACCCGTTGAAGTAACAGAACAAGATGATGGATCAGTAGAAGTAGATTTCGATCCTAACGCAGCATCACCAGAAGGTGGTGATGAGCATTATGCAAACTTAGCAGAATTTTTACCAGACGAAGTATTAGATGAATTAGGATCAGACTTAACAGGTAAGTATCAAGATTATAATGCATCTAGAAAAGATTGGGAGCAAAGTTATACTAAAGGTTTAGACTTACTTGGTTTCAAATACGATATGCGAACAGAACCATTTCAAGGAGCTTCAGGTGCAACTCACCCAGTTCTTGCAGAAGCAGTTACACAGTTTCAAGCATTAGCTTATAAAGAATTATTACCGGCAAACGGACCGGTGCGAACACAAGTTGTTGGTGCACCTAATCAAGAAAAAGCACAGCAAGCAGAACGTGTCAAAGATTATATGAATTACGAGCTCATGGAAAAAATGGAAGACTATGAGCCAGAATTTGACTCAATGCTCTTTTATCTTCCTCTAGCAGGTTCAGCGTTTAAAAAAATTTATTACGATGAACTTGAACAAAGAGCGATGTCAAAGTTCGTACCTGCAGATGATTTGATTGTCCCGTACTCAGCTACCTCATTAGAAGATGCGGAGGCAGTCATTCACCGGGTCAAGATGTCAAAGAACGATTTAAGAAAACAACAGATTGGTGGTTTTTATTTAGATATAGAATTAGGTACACCGGGTTATGAAGAAAACGATGTCGAGAAAAAAGAGAGAGAACTTGAAGGACAAAGAAAATCTAAAGACGATGACATTTATACTTTGTTAGAGTGTCATGTTAATTTAGATCTTGAAGGTTTTGAACATACTGATAATGAAGGTGAGCCATCAGGAATTAAAATTCCTTACATCGTAACTGTAGAGTTAGCGACAAGAAAAGTTTTATCAATTAGAAGAAATTACGAAATTGGAGATCCGAACAAAAATAAAATAGATTACTTTGTTCATTTTAAATTTTTACCTGGACTAGGTTTCTATGGCTTCGGTCTCATCCATATGATTGGTGGTCTGTCTAGAACTGCAACTGCAGCTCTTCGTCAATTATTGGATGCGGGTACGCTCTCCAACCTACCCGCAGGATTTAAAATGCGTGGCATTAGAATCAGAGATGATGCGCAGTCAATACAACCTGGTGAGTTTAGAGATGTAGATGCTCCTGGTGGTAATTTAAAAGACTCATTCATGATGTTGCCATTCAAAGAACCATCTGCAACTTTATTAAACCTAATGGGTATTGTGGTGCAAGCTGGTCAAAGATTTGCATCGATTGCAGATTTACAAATTGGTGATGGCAATCAACAAGCTGCTGTTGGTACAACAGTTGCTTTACTTGAAAGAGGAAGCAGAACAATGTCAGCTATTCACAAAAGAATTTACTCATCTCTTAAAAAAGAATTCAAATTATTAGCACGAGTTTTCAAGTTATATCTACCACCAGAATATCCGTACGACGTAGTTGGGGGTCAAAGGATGATTAAACAACAAGACTTTGATGATCGGGTAGATATTGTGCCAGTTGCTGATCCCAACATCTTTTCACAAACTCAGCGTATTTCCCTCGCGCAAACGGAGTTGCAACTGGCAACGTCAAATCCACAAATACATAATATGTACAACGCGTATAGAAATATGTACGAAGCATTAGGTGTAAAAGATATTGACCAAATATTAATGAAACCACAACCACCAACACCACTTGATCCAAGTTTAGAAAACATCATGGCGTTATCTGGAAAACCTTTTCAAGCTTTTCCTGGTCAAGATCACAGAGCACACATAACTTCACATTTAAATTTTATGGCAACAAATATTGCTAGAAATAATCCAATGGTTACAGCTGCAATGGAAAAAAATATTTTTGAACATATTTCATTGATGGCACAAGAACAAATTGAGTTAGAGTTTAGAGATGAGTTACCACAAATGCAGATGATGGCACAGAATCCTCAGATGCAGATGCAATTACAGGAGATGCAGCAAAGAATCGAAGCTAGAAAAGCTGTGTTGATTGCAGAGATGATGGAAGAATTCTTAAAAGAAGAGAGAGAAGTTACTTCTGGTTTTGGTAATGACCCTGTTGCACAACTAAGAGCAAGAGAATTAGACCTTAGAGCTATGGATAATCAACGTAAAAAAGTTGAAGGACAAGAAAAAATTAATCTTGACCGAATGAAAGCGATGATGAACCAGTCTGACAAGCAAGATAAGTTAGATCAAAATGAAAAATTAGCAAAACTAAGAGCTAATACATCAATTGAAAAAACAATCTTGAGCAAATCTATACCAAATGTAGATAAAATGATGCCAAGCGTTGAAATAGAAAAATATGAAGGAGAAAATCGATGATGAAAAAGAAAAAAATGAAGGTAAAAAAGAAAAAATCTTTCCCTGATGTGTCTGGTGACGGAAAAATTACTAAAAAAGACATTTTAATGGCAAGAGGAGTAATACCTAAAACTAAAAATGGCATGAAGAAGAAAAGAAAATGACAAAAGGTCAAAAAAAGGTTAAAAAGGTCATGCGAGAGTTTAAAAAAGGAACTCTTAAAATTGGTGGCTCTGATAAAAAAGTAAAAAATCGTAAACAAGCGATTGCAATAGCTTTAAATAGAGCTGGTATAAATAAAAATAGGAGGACAAATGGTAAAAAAAGACGATAAGTTTTTTACACAGTCAGTCGATGTAAGTATTCCATCTCAAAACATTGAGTTGGACCCTAGATCTGTAACAACTGCAGATGGTATGCAAAGAAACTACATACCAACTGGAGATGAAACAGAAGTAAGAGGTACAAGAAGAATGCTTAAGGACAAAAAGAAAACAGCTAAGTGGTACTAGTATGTGGTTGTCAGCAATTAAATTAGCTGTCTCTGCTGGTAGTAAGATTTATGCTAATAAGCAAAGGGCAAAAGTTGCGATGTCCGATGCTCAACTACTGCACGCAGAACGACAGGCTCGAGGTGAGGAAGCTTACCAAGGCAAGTTGTTAGAGGCACGTCAAAACGATTATAAGGACGAATTTGTTCTTTTAATTTTGTCTGCCCCTATAATTGTGCTCGCATGGGGAGTCTTTTCGGACGATCCGGGCGCACTCGATAAAGTAAAAACTTTCTTCGAGCATTTCGCGGCGCTACCGACGTGGTTTTCGACATTGTGGATCCTTGTCGTCGGAAGTATTTTTGGTATAAAGGGTACACAAATATTTAAAAACGGAGGAAAAAAATAATGCCTAACAAACGATTCAATAAACAAGTTCCAGGTTTTGGTTTTAAAGCTGGTGGACGTGTGATGAAAAGAGGTGGTGGAAAAATGATTTCTGGCACTGCAAGAAAAGACGAAGAATCTGGTTTTTATAACCCTGACATGGGAATGAGAAGCGGAAAAATGATGAAAAAAGGAGGACCTGTGAAAAAGAAAAAAATGAAACAAGGTTACAAAGATAGAAAAGATGAATCTATCGCAATGAGAATCAAAAAGAAAAGAACTGCTAAACAGTTAAAAGCTAGCAGAGATGAGTCTTACGGTAAATTTGGTTCTAAGATGAAGAAAAAAGGCAAGATCAATAGATAATGTCTCGTAAAAAAAATCTTCAGAAAATGTTGAAGATGCTTCAACAAGGTAAGAAGAAAAAGAAACCTACAAAGCCTTCTGCACGTTTGGAGGCTTTGAGAGGAAAAAAATATTTTAAACGTGGAGGTAAAGCATAATGGCTGGTAAAGGTTTATATGCAAACATTCACGCTAAAAGAAAACGTGGAGGTAAGATGCGAAAGAAAGGTGCAAAGGGTGCACCAAAGGCATCTGACTTTGCAAGAGCAAAACAAACAGCGAGGAAAAGATAATGACTAAATTATGTCCTAGAGGTAAAGCAGCGGCGAAAAGAAAGTTTAAGGTATACCCTTCAGCTTATGCTAACGCTTATGCTTCTAAAATATGTGCTGGTAAGATCAAAGATCCGTCTGGTGTAAAGAGAAAAGATTTTAAGGGACGTAAACCAGCAGCTGGTGGTGGAGCTATGACTACAAGATCTTTTTATGGTAAAGGCGCTGTAGCCAGAGGTTGTGGTGCAATCATGAATGAGAAGAAGAAATTAACAAGGATGGTCTAATGGCCAAAAACGGTCTTGATAAATGGTTCAAACAAAAATGGGTAGATATTGGGAGCAAACGAAAAGATGGTTCGTTCCC